TCACGAATTCAGCGATGCCATAGAGGCCGCCAAGAAAGACGTCAAGGGGTTCAGCAGGATACTTACATCTATTCCATCACCGATGGGATTGGTGGTAAAAGGACTCACGTTCCTTAAAGACGCAGTTATTGGCACAGGAGTGGCCATGGCCAAGACTGCACTGGCACTGTCAGACACCACGGCGACCATACAGAGCCTGGAGGACCTGGTGGACCAAGGGTTTGGCGAACTACCATATGCAGGCAAACTGCTGAAAGAATTTTCACGTGAGATCGATTCCAACGTTGAATCGTTTTCTCAACTAGCAAAATCAGGAGCCACATTTGGATCTTCCATAGTGATGTTGCGTAAGGCTCAAGCAGATTCGCTGATGCCGTTGGGTAAATTCACAGACCTGGTTGCGAAAAATTCAGGCACACTTGCCAGACTGTTTGGAACCGTAGACCAAGGTGTGCCACAGATAGCGGGACTGATGAATCGTTTAGGAAGGCTGACAATGGACGAATTTGCCAAGTTCGGTCTGACACTGGATGACACATCGGAATACCTGGGTACATTCCTCGAACTACAGAGGGCGAGGGGGAACGTGGAACGGATGACTCAGAGTCAACTGCTACAAGGCACAAGGGAATACACAAAAAATCTCGTGACCCTGTCCAAGTTGACGGGAGAGAGTGTTGACACATTGAACGAACAGAACATGGCCATGGCCGCAGATGGTGTGTTCCAATCACAATTGACCAAGATGAACGCCGACGATGCAAACACACTTTCGCTGGGGATATCTCAACTTCCTCCTGCTTTACAACAGTTGGCAAAAGAGTTCGTAGGGCTGGGTGCACCGATTAGTGAAACCAGTAGGAACCTAGAGGCTATGTCTCAGGGTGCATTTGGTGATGCCATCAAGCAGTTCCAGAACACCGGAGACATTGTCGCATTCCAAAACTCGATCAAGTCGATATCCGCAGACGTTATGAAGAACGGTGAGGCGTTTGGTGATGCCGCACTAGCAGGTGGATCATTTGGAGAGGCCTTGAATGCAGTGGCGGCCGCGATAGGAAATATTGTAGATCCAGAGATAGTTGAACGTGAAAAGGCGGCCAGGGGAGACAACATTGTTGAGCTGGTTGCACTGCGTACCGAAACAGATCGATTGAAATCTGCTTTTGAGACCACAAGATTCAAGGTACTCGAACCATTCATTTATAATAGCGAAGCATTGATAGATGTGGGTGAGGGATTGGGCAATCAATTTGACAAATTAACAAAGACAATGAAGGAACGTCTCACACCCGCTATCGAAAATTTTGGTAGGGCTCTGATGGGGAAAGATGTTAAGGAACCAACAGAGTTTAAAAATTCGGCGGCCAGTCTTTTCAGTTCTCCGGACGGTGGTTCTATCATAAGCGATTTTGCATCATCGGAGATGCCCATGGAATTCAATACCGGCACGAAAGGATTCAGGAACTTTGGCACAGGGACACCTGCGATGTTACACGGTGTTGAAGCAGTAGTACCTAGGAATGACATTGGTCAACTGGCAGACCTATTGGCGGATCTTGGTTCAACAACCAATACCAACAACACCTCAGGTGACGTGATAACAAACAACAACACCGCTATGGACATGACCACGCTTAACAACAACACCAAGGAACTAGTAGATTTGAACAAAAAGGTGGCTCAACACTTAAATACGCTAATAACGATAGGGGCAATGACAGAAAAAAACACAAAAAATACCACGAATAGTCTTGCTAACATGGGCGATTCTCTAGTATAATAAAGTATGGCTTGGAAAAAATATTTTAAAGACGCTAACCTCTCTCCCATATCGGGTGAGAAGGTACCCAACTTCGCCAAGAGGAACTACAGTTCTTACCTGCCGGACGTGTACACAGGACACCCCAACAGGATACAGAGGTACTTCCAGTACGACCAGATGGACTCGGACTCGGAAATCAACGCGGCGTTAGACATACTGGCGGAATTTTCAACTCAGCAGAACACCGAGAACGAGACCCCGTTCGACATAGTGTTCAAGGACGAGACCACAGAGCACGAAGTCAAGTTGTTGAAAAAGGCCCTACAGCAATGGACCAAGGCCAATAAACTTAACAAAAGAATTTTCAGAATATTCAGGAACGCACTGAAGTACGGTGACTGTTTCTTTGTACGCGATCCGGAAACCTACAAGTGGTTGTACATCGACAACGCCAAAGTGGACAGGGTGGTTGTAAACGAGTCGGAGGGTAAAAAACCCGAGCAGTACGTGATCCGGGACATCAACCCCAACCTACAGAGATTGAGTGCCACACAGATTACACCTAACCAAACCTATGGTGGTGGTGGAACAACAGGTGGTGGTACGGCGGCCTATGGTTCGAGCTACGCAAACGCAGGTGCAACAAATAACATGTCAGGCTTTGCTGGCGGAAACGCAGGTGGTAGATTCTACAGGACCATGAATGCCTACAACATCAACGCAGAACATGTTGTACACATGAGTATGTCGGATGGAATGGATAATTTATTCCCATTTGGCCAATCAGTTTTAGAACAGGTGTTCAAGGTTTACAAGCAGAAAGAATTATTGGAAGATGCCATAATCATCTACAGGGTACAGAGGGCACCGGAAAGAAGAGTGTTCTACATCGACGTGGGTAACATGCCAACACACTTGGCCATGCAGTTCGTTGAGAGAGTGAAAAATGAGATCAACCAAAGAAGAATTCCTAGCACGGCGGGTGGAACAAACTACATAGACGCCACTTACAATCCGATGTCGATAAACGAAGATTACTTCTTCCCACAGACGGCGGAAGGTAGAGGTTCTAAAGTGGACACATTGCCAGGCGGAACTAACCTCGGTGAGATCGATGACCTTAAATTCTTCACAAACAAACTTTTCAGGGGATTGAGAATTCCAAGTTCATACCTACCGACCGGACCAGATGATTCACAACAGCAGTACAATGACGGCAGGGTGGGCACCGCGTACATACAGGAACTGAGATTCAACAAATATTGCGCGAGATTACAGAGCATGTTGAACCCAACCTTTGATGAGGAATTCAAATTATGGATCAAGAGCAAAGGTTACAACATCGACAACGGCATGTTCGAACTCAAATTGAATCCACCACAGAACTTCGCACAGTACAGACAGACGGAAATGGACCAAGCACGTATACAATCATTCACGCAGGTGGCGGAACTGCCTTACATGAGCAAGAGATTCGCCCTTAAGAGATATCTAGGACTGAGTGAGGAGGAAATGGCAAGGAACGCGGAACTTTGGGCCGAGGAAAACAACATACCACAGGGCAAGAAGACCAAGTCTAACCAACTACGTGCGGCGGGCGTGACACAGTCGGGCATCACCAGTGACCTAGACCAGTTCGAGGAACCCACCGCGGACGCAGAATCACCAGAACCAGCAGGCACACAGCCGGGGCAACCGGGCACAACACCAGGCGGTGGAGGACAAACACCGGGCGGAACAGGTGGTGGCGGCCAGGTCTAAAGGATTAAATACGCAAAATGAAACTATTTGAATTCTTCACATACGGCACAGACGGTTTTGAACAAGACAAGACCTACGAACCAGAGAACGACATCTCGATCCTGGACAGTGAAGACACCAGGAAGACCAGACTAACACTCAAACAGATCAACTCGATGAGGATGGCATCCGAAGCCCACGAGGCACAGCAGAAGGAAGAAGCGGTATTTGTCCAAAAGATGTACGGACAACAAGCGCAAGACGATAACTTAGAGTTATAATGTCATCTATAGCATTCGTACTAGGCAACGGAGAAAGCCGGAAAGGCATCAAAATCTCTGATCTACAGAAACACGGCAAGGTTTATGCCTGTAACGGAGTGTACAGAACAGAGACCCCGGACTACCTGATAGCGGTCGATCCCAAGATGTTGTTGGAGATTGCGGAAAACGACTACATCACAAAGCATCAGGTTTGGTCAAATTTCAACTCCCAGTACAATAAAAATCAAAAAATACTAGATCATGTGCGTTGGTTCAAACCCAGCCTGGGATGGAGCTCAGGTCCAACAGCACTTAGGATGGCCTGCGAACACGGAAACACTGACATATACATACTGGGTTTTGACTATCAAGGACACCAAGAATCAAAAAAGAACAGCAGGTTCAGGTTTAATAACGTGTTCAAGGACACAAGGAATTACAAAAAAAGCAACGATGAAGCCACGTTCTACGGCAACTGGATGAACCAGACCAAACGTTGCCTACAAGATTTCAAATCTGTAAAATTCCACCGCGTGATACCTCAGGGCTGGTTCCGACCCAAGGACATCGAGTGGGCGGGCAACATAGATCACCCCTCCACAGAGGAATTCCTGGCAAAATTCGACCTACAGATAAAAATCTAGCCA